TCTCTGCTACCGCTTTTACCGGTGCCACAGTCACAGCCACATCCAATATCCACACCCCCACGATTTCTGTGACGGATCTTCAGGCATCCACAGTCACGGCCACGTCAAACATTCATACTCCGGCTATTTCTGCCACAAGCATCCTTGCATCCACGGTTTCTGCAACAACCCGGATTCACACCCCTGAGCTTTCTGCCACCTCCATCACAGGTGCCACGATTACAGCTACTTCAAACATTCATACTCCGGCTATCTCAGCTACTAATATTGTGGCTACATCAATCAACACAGATGTAGTTTTTGCAATCTCTGGTCAATACGGGGACGAACTTGATGGAGGATTCACACCAGTATTTCTTGTGCTCCATTCCCCCTTTACTTTCACAGTAAATACGTTTTCAAGAAAACTGTCAGCCGGTGCAATCGTGGCCTCTGTTGTTATAAGAAGCGCCGCCGGTGGTATAGACACCACTGTCACAGGGCTGGATAATTTGGCAGTCGGTACAACAAAACAAACTACAACAGCCACAGGCAACAACCTAGTTTCCGTGGGTGGCGGACTCCTATTCAAACTAACAGGTGTTGCGGCAACAGACAGAAACTTCGCATTCACCCTTAATTGCACCCGTACTAATTTCTCAGGTGCTTAATGGCTTTCTCTAACGCCCCTTTCTCTCAGGTACCATACTCAACACTTGTCCCGATTGACTCTGTTGTCACAGTCACTGGCGTTCAGGGTAACTTTGACCTTGGCATTGTCAACGCTTCTCCTCAGACAATCATCAATGTAACCGGCTTTACCCTTACACTTTCCCTTGGCTCTACCCAGATTCAGGTATCTCCGGATGTCCCCGTCACCGGAGTATCTGCCACCTTTGAACTAGGCACTGTCCAGACACAATCATCATTCACAGCCAAGGTCTCTGGAGTTTCCGGGGAGTTCAATCTAGGCTCTCCATCGGTTATCCTGAGTCCTGTCATCGGGGTCTCTGGGGTATCCGGGACATTCTCTGTCGGAACCGTCACTCCCGCCATATCACCGACAATTCAAGTTACCGGGGTATCTGCCACCTTTGAACTGGGAACTCCGACTCTGGAGGTTCTGACTCTAGTTGGAGTATCCGGTGTATCAGGTGAACTCGCCCTTGGTTCCTTTAATCCGGCCATCGAAGCAACCGTAATTGTAACAGGGGTTCAGGCCCGGTTTGAGACTGGCCGTATCTTCTTCTGGTTCCCTGTCCCGGATGTAACCACCAACTGGAACGGAGTAACCCCAGTATCCACCACATGGACACCCGTCTCTGATCAGGCGACAAACTGGACAGTAACTACTCCAGTATCTACCACATGGACTGACAAAAACCCAGTATCTACCATCTGGAAATCTGCCGCTTAATTGGCCGATAATTTAAGATATGATAGGATCATCGTATGGCTACTGTAACCTATTCATCCCTTGTCTCAGCAATTCAGGAAACTGCGGAAAATACAGGATCCGAATTTGTTGATTCAATCCCCAACTTCATCTCCAGAACAGAGAAGCGTCTGACCCGTGACATTGATCTTCAGGGATTGACCAAGTTTGCCACCACGAATTTCGTGACAGCAACCCCCATTTACCAGAAGCCAACCAATGCCCTCATTGTAAAAAACCTGACCATCACCAGCGGGGGCTCCAGAATCAACCTTGTCATGAAGACAAAGGAATATCTGAATGACTATTGGCCAGACAGAACCTCTGTAGGCGAGCCACGATACTATGCCAACTATGGCACAGAACTCCTCGTTGCTCCGGCTCCTGCATCAGCATATCCTGCTGAAATTTCTTATGTAGTGGAACCGACTGCTCTGGCCTCTTCTACACAGGAAGAGAACTATTTTACCCAGTATTGTTCCAATGCTCTTTTCTATGGATCAATGGTAGAAGCAGCGCTCTTCATGAAGAATCCCACTGCTACAAACATCTGGGAATCTTTTTATGGTAGAGAAATCGCAGCCCTCAACAATGAGGCCCGCAGATCCCGGAGAGACAGCATGGCTATGCCTGCCAGTCCTGCCGGGGGTCCCAACACTTTAACAGGAAATAACTAACATGGCATCAACCTATACAACCAGAGTCCGTCTTGAGAAGCAGACCCCCGGTGAAAATGAGAATACATGGGGCACTATTCTTAATGGAAACGTCATTGATCTTGTTGATGACTCCATTGCTGCATATACAACGATCACTGTTTCCTCTGTTGATGTCACCCTGACTCAGGCTGATGGTTCCACAGATCAGGCCCGTAGTGCTTTCCTTGATATCACCGGTACCCTGACCGGGGATGTCAACGTACTTATTCCGGCCCTTTCCAAGGGATATGGTGTACGTAACTCCACCTCTGGCTCATTTACCGTAACCATGAAAACCGCCACGGGTTCTGGCATCGCCATTCCACAGGGGCAGGTCATCAGCGTCATCTCTGATGGTGTCTCAGTCAGAGACGTCGAGATTGCCGGTATCAAGTCAACCGCCAATGTAATCAATGTATCTGTGGGTTCTTCCCTTGTAGATATCAAGGTTCCCATGGCCGTATCCGGGACTGTCTCCATCGGAGGCGGTCTTGCCGTTTCTGCTTCTTCAACCATGGCAGCCACAACATTCTCCAGCAATATCACCATGAACGCCCAGAGTGATGTAAGATTTGCTGATGCTGATAGTTCAAACTACATCGCCCTACAGGCACCAACCTCTGTTTCAGCCAATGTTACCTTTTCGCTCCCTGCCGCAGATGGTTCATCTGGAGATGTCCTTCAGACAAACGGATCTGGGACCCTGAGTTTTGGTAGTGGAATACCCGTCGGTGCTGTCATGCCTTATGCAGGATTATGGTCTCCTGAGACAATCCCCTCCGGATGGCTCCTTTCTTATGGCCAAGCGATAAGTAGAACCACATACTCCGCACTGTTTACTGTGATTGGCACAACGTACGGAGCGGGTGACGGATCAACAACATTCAATCTTCCCGATCTAAGAGGACGCCTTGTCGCAGGTCAGGACTCCATGGGTGGTACTTCTGCTAATCGTCTCACAGGACTATCTGGTGGAGTTCAAGGCGATACCATTGGTGCAACTGGTGGCGCTGAGACCCATACACTAACACCCGGGGAATTACCAACAGCAGCCACTTACCAGAGACAAACCAGCAACGGTGGTCAGGGCGGTGTATCATCATCCGGTCTTGCACAAAATCCGGCATATATTCCACTAACAGGGGCTAATGACGAGGCGCATAACAACGTACAGCCAACAATTATTCTCAATTATATCATTAAGACATAACCCATGCCTGATATTATCTTAGTTGGAGGGCTTCTTACACCACCACCGCCACCTCCTCCGCCCCCTCCGCCTCCACCCCCGCCACCTCCGCCTCCACCCATGACTTGTTTTGCGGGTGACACTTGTGTATTGATGGCTGATTATAAGTGGAAGGAGATTAAGGATATACAGGTAGGTGATTCTGTCTATACTCTGTCTGGAAAAATTGCCGATGTTGTAGAAAATAAACCTGTTCCAGTTTCCAAGGGCAGGCGTATGATGAGCATCTACAGACAAGGATCCTACAAACCGCTTCGTTTTAGTGATGACCATGACTTATGGATCAGAGATAATAATGGTGTTGAACGATGGGGTGTTTATAATTATAACTGGTGGTTACTGGAAGATAGAGGTTATGATGAATCTTCTGAGGAGAACTTTCCGGGGGAGAGCCCTTATGATTACGAGCATATTGGTAAAGCCACAATGCCCCTTCTTTATGGGGAACAATATGATTTTGCCACGATAGATGGTTGGGAGACTACCCAGGCAACGTGGGACTCTGAACAAGATCCTGAAGAAATTATTTACGGCCTCTTAATACAGTCTGGTGGGGGATACATAGTTGATGGTTTTGTTGGTATTTCTCAATGGTGCAGAACAGATGATATTCGAGATGTTAAATGGCAGGGAATAAAACTTCCGTTTTAGTATGCGGTCTCTATAGATCTGGGACTAATTATCTACAGACTATACTTGATAAGAATAATAAGTACACAAGATATAAACATGAGTTTGTCCCCCATGATATTCCAAAACATATCAGGGGTATAGACAGAGTTATTATCCATAAATCACCTTATAAGTGGATTGATAGTATTATCTCTCAATCATGGGAACTTGGTGTCTACTACAAGGTTGGTTATGAGAAGGGCCACACAAAACTAAGGTGCGCCACATCTAAAACATTACATGATACTCCTGATATTATCGAAGAATATAAAGTATATAGTTTAGAAAATATTTGCGATCTTTATAACAGGTTCTTTACTTTTTGGTTATCTAATCCTTTTAATTCATCAATCAAATATGTAAAGTATACCGACCTTATCAGTAACCCAGAAGAGACATTAAATAATATTATGTTTTTAGAATCTTATAACATCCCATCTAAAGTTTATGGTTCTTTTGAATTTACCCCCGAAAGAAAAGAAATGGCTCTGAGCCCCTATATGTCGTATAATATGACACCCGCTATGTCCCGTATTATAGAAGACAAGATAGATAAGAGTATACTAAAATCTCTAAACTATACAGGAGTGTTTAAGTAATGCCCACATATGCTGAAAAACTAGAAGCAGTCTTAGAGAATACTATTCTACCTGATTGGAAAACTCTGGTCTATGATTACTTTGAAACTGAAACTGTTAATCGAGAATCTGTTCTTAATGTCCTGTACAATGACCTTGAAAGAATCCGATGTGTTCAGGGACGACCTCTCCTTCCCAGTATTATCCTAGATTTATCATATATTGGTTGGGACAAAGATATGGAACCTAATCCTCCTTTTACTAATCCCAATTCAGAGTGGAGCAATGAGGAAATCATTAAGTATGTATGGCTTAAGGGTGATCAAACAGATTTCTGGAAAGACAAGAGGGTATGTGATATTGGATGCGGATCTGGAACATCCACAATTATTACCCATCTTCTGGGAAGCGTAAATTCTGTATACGAACCCATGGAAGAATCAGCCATGATAGCTGCCTGTAACTTTATATTATTTGATTATGATGTTTTATTTTATCAAGAGATGGCCACAGAAGAATCTATTGATATGTCATATGATACCTATATTATGTCCCGTGTTTTCTATGATGACTTTGCCGAGGACAATGTGAATTTGGGGAAGTTTCTGAAAGCATCAGGGAAAGAAGTTATCATAGCTTCAAAAAGTCTTGTTGAAGAAACAAACAGTTTTGCAACACTGTCATCATCAGATTATGAAATGCTTTTAGATATCCCAATTCGTTCTGATCCCCCCGGCTATGGGAATAGGTACGTCGTAAAATTAACATGATACAAATTTATCCGGTAGTTTCTGATTCAGTTAAATCAGTAGATATAATACCTGCAACCAAAACAAGAGATTGGTTTATTCCACATGCGTATAAGTGTACCCCACTAACATGTGCTAATACTGTCGGCTGGGATCTTGTTCTAAATGAGACAGTCGTCGTGGAGTGGGATGGTGGTGTCTATCAAGATAATCTAACAGTCATTGAAGGCGCTGGTGCTAAAAGCCATTTTGGTATGGGTACTTTTACACTAGACCCTGGATATATTTGGCGTACTGATGAGAATATTAACCTTATGGTTATGCCAGTACCTAACTCCGATAATACCGATATTCAAACAATGTCCGCAGTCATCGAGACTGATTGGTTATCCTACCCATGGTTTCTGACAATCCGTGTTGTTAACAAAGGGAAGACCACTATTCCCAAGGGAACCCAGCTTGCCCGAATCATTCCCATTAATACGGGGGCTATAGAGAATACTAAGATTTATAAAATGCCTGAACCAGAAAGTGTTAAGGATGAAAGAGAAGTTATTTCTGATAAACGGGGTAAAACTGATGACTGGACCAAAGACTACTTTAAGAAAGCACGAAGATTTGTTCGGTCTTCCCCTGTTATATACTGTTCAAATAGTTTCAAAATACTTGAAAGTAATGGCATCTACTCTAAAGAATCTTTCTTAGATAAAGATGAATGTGATTTTTTAATTAGAAATTGGGTAGCCGAGAATCCTAATGATACTTCTCAGTGGCAGAACAGGGTTTGCTGGTCAGCCCTCGATTCAAATAAAGGGGTTATAGAAGAAAGGATTCTTCGATTTGCCCGACAAGAGACTGGATTAAATCTCTCAATTATGGATACAAATATTGTAAAATGGAATAAGGGAGATGAGATGCCACCCCATAATGATTTAGGGGCAAACAGGGAATTTCCTAATAGAAACTTTGCTGCTATAGTATATCTTAATGATAATTATCAGGGTGGTGAGTTAATGTTTCCGGACTTGGGTTTTGGAATTAAAGGACATGCCGGAGAATTAATTATTTTTAGAGGAGATTCTATCATGCACGGTGTAAATAAAATTAACTCCGGAAACAGATATACAATTGCATCTTGGCTGACCATTAATGCCTGATTTTACTGACAGAGAACTAGGTCAAATGGAAGCCCGGATTGCAGTCCTTGAACAGGAATTGCATGGAGTACGCAGGGACACCCGTGAAATTCTCACCACTCTCTCAGAAGCAAAGGGCGGCTGGAAAACCATAATGATGATTGCAGGATTCTCAGCTGCCATGGGCGCTTTTGTTTCTCAGGTTCTACCATTTCTTCCGATAAAGTAATCAAGATATGTCAACAGATACGATCACAACCAAGTTCAAGTTTGCCCCTACCATTCTTCGTGATGACACACAATACGAAGCCGAGGGCGGCTGGTATGATGGAAACCGTGTCAGGTTCCGTAATAGTAATCCTGAAAATATCCGGGGGTGGAACAAGAGGGTCACAACAGCACTCACAGGAACTCCCCGTGATATCGAAGTCTGGTCAGGTCTTGACCAGAAAAACTATATTGCATGGGGTACCAACAATGCTCTTCAGATTTATCAGGGTGGTAATATTTCCGATATTACCCCTATCACATCCAGCACTGTTCTGTCAAATCAGATCAGCACCTCCGCTGGTTCTTCATCTATCACTGTATCTCTGACGGGTCATACAAGGGCATCCGGGGATCGTATCGCTTTTACCAGCATGACCGCCACAATCGGTGGAAATGTTTTCCTTGATTCTACCTACACCATCACCACGGCATCTGATACCAATCATTTTACCTTTACATATACCACGGTAGCCGCCGCCACATCTGCGGATGCTGGTGATGTTACCGCCAATTTCCTTCTTAAATCAGGGTCTAAATATAATACCAACGGTTTCGGTTGGGGTGCGGGGTCTTATGGCACAGGCACCTATGGTACCCCGGCTTCAACGACAAACATTGTGCTGTCCATGCGTAACTGGAGCATGGACACATTCGGCGAGGATCTTCTGGCCAATCCCCGTGGTGGCTCAATCTATCTCTGGGATGCCACCTCTGGTACCAATGTGAGGGCCCAGCTTATCTCTGCCGCCCCTGTATCTGTCAATGGTGTCATTGTCTCAGAGAAGTCCCGCCATGTCATCGCCCTTGGATGCAATGACATCAGCGGTAACTTTGATCCCATGCTTATCCGCTGGTCTGATCAGGAGGACTATGACACATGGACTCCCACCGTGACGAACGCAGCCGGTGACTTCAGGATCCAACGAGGAACCAAGATCAATCAGGGTATCTACTCCCGTGGTGGTATTCTGGTTCTCACTGATTCTGCCCTGTATGGTATGGCCTATGTAGGACAGCCCTATATCTTCACCATTGATATTCTTGGTGATCGTTGTGGTTCCATTTCCCCCCATGCTGCCAAGGATTTCAGCGGATCACTCTTCTGGATGGGCGATGGTAACTTCTTCGTCTATAACGGCTCTGTCCAGATTCTCCCATCTTCTGTTCGAAAGTATGTATTCAGTGACCTGAATTATGAGCAAAAGGAAAAAGTATTCTGCGGCATCAACACAGAGTTCTCTGAAATCACATGGCTGTACCCCTCCGCTGATTCTCAGGAATGTAACAGGTATGTCTCATTCAACCCTGTTGAAAACTACTGGGTCTATGGGGATGCCTATTGGACAACATGGGATTTCGGCGAGGGTATCTTTGATAACATCATCACAACAGGTGTCTCAGCCGGAACTGCCTATCTGTATAACAATGAACCTGAAGATACATACCATGCCGTCATCGGGGATAACCAGCTAATCGGATATAAGTCCTATATCCAGAGTGGTGACTTTGATCTTGGTGATGGCGATGAGCTTCTCTTTGCTGACAAGTTTATCCCTGATTTTCAATTAGCCGATCCCGGTGGAAACAATAATGATCCAGAGGTAAATATCCTGATGGGGGCCAAGCAATACCCAACGGCCACCACGGTTACCAAGGGACCATTTGTAGTCAGCGCCTCAACCAGATTCCAGAATATCAGGCTCCGGGGACGACAGGCCAACCTCAGAATCTCCACCAGTGCTGTCGGTACTTCATGGAGACTTGGTACCTTCAGGCTTGACCTTGTACCAGATGGAAAGCGCTAATGGCTATCAATGTAGGTAAATCAGGAAGCCTCTTTGTCAGATACCCCGGAGCCCCTCGTAATTCAACCCCGGAGATGATTGCGGCATGGTCCCAGTTAATCAGAACTCTGGAGCTACGGGATAACCAGAGCAATATTCAGGCTGCTTCTCAGAGTCCCTACGTCATTTCTAATGTCTCTGTTAACAGGACATATGATGTAAATGCTGGGGAAATCTCTGTGTCTGTGGTTGCAAATGCCCTTGGTACTTTATTGCAGGATCTTAAACTAAAAGGTATTATAGGATAATTAACGGAGGAATTTACTGATGAGCTATAGTGGCGGTGGCCCAGATTCGGGTTCAAGTGCTAGCGGAATGGGGAGTGCTAGTCGAAGCAAAGGTGCTAAATCCTCAAGCAGCACTGGTGGCTTCTTATCGGGACTCGGGGATTTTCTCGGTTCTGGTGGACTCATCGGTCTTGGACTCTCCGCTCTTGGTGATATACTTGGTCCACCAGATAAAGCGGCACAAGCAGCTAATATGTCCCGCCAAAGAGGTAAAACAAGTGCCCGTGGCGGTGGTCCCGAAGGTCCGGCTAAACAAACGAATCTGGGTATCCCTACCTTTGGGCCTACTGCTCCTGCAACAGAACCAGATTCACCCCAAGCCTTACGAGAAGCCGCTGATCTTCAGAATTATTTCTCCGATCTTCAGAATATTGCCCGTGGTGGTCTGGCTGCCCAGCAAGCCCTTGCCAGATTCGGCATTGCCCCAGAACAATCCTATTTCCAGTACCGGGAATCATTCCCGGAATTCGGTGATCTATCAGGAACCTCCGGCGGTCTTGCCGGAATCATTCGGTCACTCGGGAGAATGTCCCGAACCGCCGAAAGTTTTGCCGAAGGCGGTCGTGTCGGAGAATCCATGGGACGCCGGAATATCCAGACAGACGTTGGCAAATTCGGACAGATGCTCAGAGACCTCATGTTGATGACAGACGAGCCAACCGGTAGACAGGCTAGACAGGCAATGGCCGAGGAAGCTGGATATATCTCTCCGGCTATTGCCCAGCGTGAGGGTGCCCTTTATCAGCCCGGTGGCCTGATACCCCGTGTTGCTGAGACAATCGAGGTATCCCCTCTGCCTCCTCCCGGCATGTCACGGGAGAGGACACAGAGAGAACGTGAACTGGCGAGAGTCCGGCGTGAGGGTAACCTTTATCAGCCCGGAGGCCTGATGCCCCGTGTTGCTGAGACAGGATCTCCCCGCTACGGTGGCGATGCCGAGGCATTCAGATTTGTAATGCCCCCCAGAGATAACAGCCCCTTAAATATTATCCCAGATCGTGATCGTCCTGAGATTGAAGTATCCCCTCTGCCTCCTCCCGGCATGTCACGGGAGAGGACACAGAGAGAACGTGAACTAGCCAGATTACGACTCCCGTCCCAAGCTGAACGGGACCTTATGGAGGCTGTCAGAAATGAACCTGATATTACTGAGATGCTGCTCAGAGACCGTAGGAGTATGACAGACGAGCCAACCGGTATGTCACGGGAGATGACACAGAGAGAACGTGAGCTATCAAGAAGCCGCCGTATGTCCCAAGATGAAGGTGTTGAGTTCGAAAGGTTAGGCACTGGCGCTAATATTTACAGTGCCGAGGCTCTGGCTCAGCTTGAGGCTGAGATGGCCCAACGAGATTCCGAGGCTCGGGACCTTATGGAGGCTGTCAGAAATGAACCTGATATTACTGAGGTAATGCCTCCAGTTCCCGGAGAGGAACCTGAACTTAATTATCAACCAGAAATTTTTGCTTTTATTCGCCAAGAGGAAGGTTCTGAGTCAGAAGGATACACCCTACCAGTAAAAGATCATCCTTTGTCTGGTGTTACGATTGCCAACGGGCTTGATCTTGGACAGCACGATGAAGACAGCCTGAGAAGAATGGGTCTTACTGATGATCTCATTGAATTGTTTACACCATATTTCGGCTTACAAGGAGCAGATGCTAAAGCCTTTCTTGAGGAAAATCCACTATCTATTTCATCTGAACAAAAAAGTTTTATAGAAGATAAACTAAATGAAGATGACTATAAGAGGTTTAGTAATTTTTGGAATTCATCGGAAACATATACTCCTTGGGAAAACCTAAAACCAGAACAGCAGGCTGTTCTCCTATCTGTTTTTAGACAGTATGGTAATCTTCCAACCAGAACAGAAAATTTCTGGGGATACGCCTCTACGGGTGACTGGGATGGTGTTTTAAGAGAACTAAGAAATTTTAAGGATGAAACTCCCGACCGCAGAAATAGAGAAGCTGATCTTCTTGAGACAGGGTTTGCCAATGGTGGTCCAGTCTACCGTCGTAATGAGGCACTCCCCATGATCGAGGGTGATCACGTTGTACCTGCCAAGGCAGTCAAGGGTAACGAGGGTGGCCTTGCCTCCCTGTCTCGCCGTCTCTCTGGTAATCCATCCTATGATGGGATGATTCGTGGTCCCGGTGGTCCACGTGATGACGCTATCAAGACCCGTGTCTATGCCGCTGGTGGTGGCATCTCAGGTATGATGGATAATCTACAGAACCCCTTTAACTCTGTTCCAGCCCGTGTTTCAAACAAGGAGTATGTCATCCCCCGTGATGCCATCAACAATCTTGGCCGCATGGCGGGGGCCCCTGAAGGCATGGCAAACAAGGCCGGTCAGGACATCATCTATCAACTCGTTGAGAATCTAAAGAGGAAAGCATAATGGGATTTCTAGACAGTCTCTTTGGTTCCGGGGGCTCAGCCTCTGAGGAACAGGCCCGTACTTCAGCCCAGACAAACTACCCTGATTGGTACAATCGTCTTCAGCAGGCTAACCTGCTTCGTGCTGCCGAGGCTGCCTTTGAAGAATATCAGCCCTATGGTGGTCCACGTATGGCCCTTGCCGGTCCTGAGCAGCAGGCGGCTCGTGCTGGTTTCGGTGGTCTTGCCGGAATTGCTGCCCCCTCTTTTGCCGAGGCTATGAGGCAGTCCCGCCTTGGTGCAACCCAGCTAGCCGGGGCTGACATCACCCCATACATGTCCCCATTTCAGCAGGCTGTCACAGACGTAGCCCTGAGAGAAGCCCGGAGACAGGGTGATATTCAACGGAGAGGTCTTGAATCTCAGGCAACCAAGGTAGGTGCCTTTGGTGGCTCCCGTGCCGCCCTAGAGCAAATGGAAGCTGAACGTAATATTCAGCGTGGTCTGGCGGATATTCAGGCCACCGGATCTCAGGCTGCTTATGAGAGCGCCCTTGCCCAGCTTTCCGCAGATCGTGCAGCAGCAGCCGCCGCTGCCCCTCAGATGGCCGCCCTTGGTACCGGGCTGCAAGGCGCCCTTACCAGTGGTCTCAAGGAAGCTGAGCTTGCCGGGGAGAGAGAACGGGCTGAACGGCAGGGTGCCCTTGACATTGCCTATCAGGATTACCTGACTCAGCGAGCATATCCGCTGGCACAGGCATCTGGATTACAGAGTCTTCTAGGTGGTGCCACGGTTCCCGGAACAACCCTATCAACCACTTTTGGACAGCCCCCATCAGTCGCCGGGCAGATTGGTGGTCTTGGTCTTTCCACCCTTGGTCTTCTTGGGTCCACAGGTGCCTTTGGGCCAGCTGGGTGGCTTGGTATCTTTGCCGATGGCGGCGAGGTGGGATATCAGGATGGTTCACCGGGTGGTGTTGCTTATAATCCCTATTATAACCCTGAAGGTTATATGGAATATTATCGTTCAAAATTAGAAGATGAGGATTCTTCTGAAGAATATGTTTCTCCATGGGAAACTTATTATGGGCCTAATAATTTAGAGGCTGAAGATCGTAATTATGTAACAGGTGATTCACCTGCGGAAGAAGCACTAAGCTATCTTGCAAATATTGTAAAACTAGCAGCATCTCCGGCAACCGCAATAGCTAACGAAGTTGCCCCCGGAATAGCCGAGGTGATCGATGATCTCACAACCAGACCCCGGTACTATTTAGATAGTGGTGAAAGTGGTGGACCAAGTTCCGATCCTGATGCGGGAATGACGCCTCTTCTGGCCGCAGTTATGGCCGGAGATGAAAACGTGACCGAACCAGAACCAGAACCAGAACTAGGACCAGATCCTGATCTGCAGGAAGCCCCAGCCCCTGAAGAATCAAAGGGTCTCGACATTACCTATAATGATATTCTGACTGCCGGTCTTGGCATGATGTCAGCCGCTTCTCAGCCCGGCGCAACTGCTTTTGGTTCTCTTGGTGCCGGTGGTCTTTCCGCCATACAGGCTAAGAAAGAAGAGGAAGCCCGCAGACTTGAGGAGGAGCTTGCCCGGAGAAAGCTTGATCTTACTGAGAGAGAGCTTGATATTCTGGAGGGGCGCTATGGTCAGGAGTTTCAGGCTGATATTGCACAAGCAGGAAGAAAGCAACTAGAGGATAGTTTAGAATACTATAACGACATGATTGAGAGGACTCAAGATGCCATTGATGATTACCAATATAACCCTACAGAGGGGGTAAATATTCAAGCTTTGATAAAAAACAGAGCAGAGTATATTCGTAAAGCAGAGAAACTGGCAGAACTTCTTGGTTATGACATATCAGCAATTCCTGACGATTCCTTTATAAATGGCCAGCAAACTCAATAGTGGATTATAAATGTCTGAACTGACTCTAGAATCCTTTGGGCAAACCTTTACCTTTGGTGATGATGTCACCATGGAAGAAGCCATTGCTGATATTAAAAACCGGTTTAATCCTAAATATCAAGGTACATCTTTAGAGAGTCTTTTTAATTCTTCTTTGAATCTCGCTGTATCCCGTGCCGATCCTACCCAGTTTGCCGTTGATCGTACCCTTCTCGGAGAAGCCTATGCCGGTATCAGGCGTGGCATCAGTGGCACCCTTGGCTCTGCTATCCGGGGTATTGAGGAAATTCCAGAAGCCCTTTTGAATGAAGAACTCTTTGGAAATTACTTTCAGGAGTGGGGCGACGAGTTTATCTCTGATTCTGTCCGAGATTACAAACCGGGCCGTGACTATGAATGGGTCGGGGGTCTTGGTGAAGCCGTGGGTTCTGCCGGTACTTTTCTAACCGTTGGTCTAATTGGTACAGGAATAGGTGCCGGAGCGGCGGCCTTGGCCCCCGCAGTCGGTATCAGTGCCCCTGTTGTTGGCGCTCTTGTTGCCGGTGGTCTTGGTGTCCTTGCCACAGGTGACGAGGCCTATCAGAGAGCCATTGAAGATGGCGCTGATCCTGAACAACTAAGAGCCTCAACATTCCTTGGCTCTCTTCTCGGTATCACAGAAGCAATCCCCGCCGGAAGACTGGTTGGTGGTCTTTTTGGAAGAATAGGCATCACGGCAAGTGCCGGAAGAATGGCCGGGCTTACAAACAAGTATAACGAAGGTCTCATTGATGATGCCACGTATTTTAATCGTCTGGATAATATCAAGGATGAAGTAGGCACACTCAAGGCATACATCCAAAACGTAGCCGCTGACGCCGGTCTTGAGGGTTCACAGGAAGCCCTTCAGGCTATCGGGCAGAATGTAATTGAACACTACATCTATAATCCCGATCAGCCTATTACAAACTTTGAAGACATTGAACAGGGCCTATACGGTGGTGGTGCCGGTGCTATTCTGTCAGGCATTACCTCGATCTTCAAGGTTCGTGGTGATGTCAGCCGAGTCGAAAGAGAAATCAACAGAGAACAAGACGCTAACGTACAAGCCCGGAACAACATCAGCACCGCCGTTGAAGACCCGGCACTACAGACACAAATCCAGAATATTCCCGGTATTACCGCCCGTACTCTTTCGGAATCTCTGCAACCCGTTGAACAGAAAC